TTTTTTTTTTTCCAAGATGAGCTCAAGAAATCTCAGAGCCCGCAGTTAACATCGCTGCGGATTAATGCGTACAGGGGCGAACCCCCAGTCTCGCAACTCTGACAATAAAAGCTCATTTCCGTTTATCTACTTTTCTCTCGACGCTCTTGGACTTAGCATCAAGAGATAGTAAAATTGGTGAATCACCAGTCTTATCAAACGGGTTATCAGGTGGTGGTCTTATGCCACGCTTCTTCAACCCAATAACCGACACTGCTTGTCCAACAGAGGCATCTAAATTAGCTATATAGACACGACAAGCAGCGTATTTAAAATCTCCCGCAACAGCAGTGTTCACATTAAGGTAAACCCAACTGCTAGTACGGAAGATCTGTGTGGCCATTAGCCCAACATCTGTCCCCGTTAAAGATGTATCACTTGCGTAAGAATAATATGTTGTAGTCAATGAAGCATCTTCCTCAAATGTTGAATATGTAAAGGGTGGATTATTCAAATGCCAATGTGTGGTACCATTATTACCTGTCCATTGACAATAAATTATCCAAAACCCAGGTGGCATTATTATAGTGCTAGCTGTATTAGATCCTGTGTTGTAATAAAAGGGGAAGCTAGCTTCACGAAAGGCTGCCAAATTATATCCTGGAGGATTAAGGAAATTACCTGACTTAGCGACAGCAACAGATGCTGAACCAACTAAACCAAGATTATTAAAGGGATTGGCTGCACTATACGGGAATGTCTTACCATCATCAAGTGTACTAGTGGCAATACTTGAAGAAGATGATGCACTAGGATTACGTGGAACCATTAAAGTTACATCATAACTAACCAGTAACCTGCCAACAGTAGTATTTACAGCACTAGCACCAAACACCGCGAGCTGGAAAGAACCCACATCATACTCACGTATATCAGTACCAGATGGTTGTGCACCTACCCGTATAAAATAACGCGCCTTTGCCTCAGCAGGTCTTATAAAACGCATATTATCCTCTGTCCACAAGGTCCCAGTCACAGACCCCAAGAATTGGGCATATTCAGAAAATGATGTTTGTGCATTATTACGAGGATTATAATCTATAAGCATCCCTAAATTGCCAGCAATTCCCGTAGAAGCTACTGGCTCATAATGGAACACCATCGAATTTATCCTGTAATAAGTAAAATTGGCTGCGATATTAGATAACCACATAAAAGTGCCAGACAACCCTGGGTTTAATGCCAGGAATTGCGTATCTAAATCACCATCGCCATCTGTATCAACATCAAAAAGATATTCTGTATGTTGCACTCTAAAATCATTACCACCCATCATTCTAGGCCCCCCTTGTCGAAAAGATCGTCCAAAAGCGATTGGAGCGGCAACCA